GAATATGCGTGTATGCGTATATACGTATATATCGATATTGTTGCGTAGAAACAACACTGTTGTATAAAAACAACATAGGGGGGGCGGGTATGACTATGTTGTGTAATGTTGGCGGAGCCGCTACTGTATACAAAATAGTAAAAAAGGACTATATTGCACTGCAATGTAAGTTGTTGATTGTATTAACAATAATAAATAGGGACAGAGTAGGCAATAAAGGGACACAGTCAAACGCCTACGCATAATATAGTCGTAGACAGAATCAGCGCACCGTAGGGACTGTAGCGGATAGGTTGCGGAGACCAATCAAGCCGATAAAGTCCCGCACAGGATGGACTATGAAGTAAAGAAAAGTAACAAAGTACTTGACAAATTAAGAAAAGTATGCTATAGTTCGCAGTATAGTACTATGTCGGATGTTAGGGATATCCGATAGCGATATAGGATGATTAATATTCTTCTACTATAGAAACCTCTCCGATAGCGTAAATCCTATATAGTACGCAACGTCTCCAAAAGGATAAAGACTTGTCAAACGAATTAGAAGTAACAACTGATGTTGTCGAAAAGAAACAACGTCCTAAGATTGTTCGTCGTAAGTTAGGTCGTCCCCTAAAGAAGGACATCGAGGCGAAGAAGAAGGGTAACAGAGGTAAGGTCGGAAGACCTGCCGGAGACTCTGCACGAATTGCTGAATTCAAAGCAAGGTTGCTAGGCACTTCCGGAGATAAAATAATTGAAACACTTATCGCTAAAGCATTGAACCCTGACGATAAGGATAACATGGCGGCACTAAAGTTATGTGTCGATAGAATATTGCCAGTGTCGGTATTCGATGCAGCAAAGAACGGTGGAACCACTCCACAGATCAGCATCAATATTACTGGGTTGAATAACCCCACAGTAGATGCTGGTGTCGTTGATATGGTGGAAGAAGAAGATGAATCTTAACTTCCAGTTACTGAGTTGGCAACAAGAAGTCTTTAAGGATAAGACTCGCTTTAAAGTGATAGCAGCCGGGCGGCGGTGTGGTAAAAGCAGACTCGCTACCATGATGCTTATTATAAAGGCATTAGAGGCTCCAGAAGGGTCTGCAGTGCTGTATGTGTCCCCTACCCTAGGGCAGTCCAGACAAATCATCTGGGACAGCCTCCTAGAGATCGGTAGACCTGTTATTAAGTCGGCACACATTAACAATCTGGACATCACTTTAGTGAATGGTCGTAAGATTCATGTCAGAGGTGCAGATAATAGTGATACGCTTCGTGGTCTGAGTCTGTACTACGCAGTCCTCGACGAGTGTGCGTTTATTAAGCAGGAGACGTGGGAGAAGATTGTTCGTGCTTCTCTGTCGGATAACAAAGGAGAGGCTATGTTCATCTCCACTCCGTCAGGGCGTAACTGGTTTTACGATATGTATAAACTAGGCTTTGCAGAAGAAGACGAAGAATGGAAAGCATGGCACTTCACCACTAAAGACAATGAGACGATTGATCCGAAAGAGGTGGACGCAGCAAAGAAGACACTCTCATCGTTTGCGTTCAAACAAGAGTATGAGGCTTCTTTTGACAATGCCGGTCAGGAGATATTTAAAGAAGAGTGGATTAAGTATGGCGAGGCTCCGCAGCATGGTGACTACATCATCGCCATTGACCTTGCCGGTTTTGAGGAAGTTGCTAAGAATGCAGGCGCTTCTAAGAAACGGTTAGACGAATCCGCTATCGCAATTGTAAAAGTAGAAGACACTGGAGATTGGTTCGTTGAGAAGATTGTACATGGTCGTTGGGATATTAAAGAGACAGCGGGAAAGATACTTCGACTTGTACAAGAATACAAACCGATGGCTGTAGGAATCGAAAGAGGGGCGCTAAAGAATGCAGTGCATCCCTACTTAAACGATTTGATGAGAAAGAACAGCGTTTACTTCCATATCACAGATTTGACGCATGGCAACAAGAAAAAGACTGAGCGAGTAGCTTGGGCGTTACAGGGTAGGTTTGAACACGGCAGGATTACCCTTAACGAAGATGAAGACTGGAAAGAGTTCGTAGATCAAGTACTCCAGTTTCCTACCGCTAATGTCCATGATGACCTTGTGGACGCACTGGCGTATGTTGATCAGATGGCTTTAACTAGCTATCAGCAGGATTACGAAGAAGACGATTACGAAGTACTAGATGTAATTTCTGGCTATTAAAGGAAAATCATGGCTGAGTTTGAAAAAGAAGAACTAGGACAAAACGAGTTCGAGCAACCAACCGAATCAGACAAAGAGATTGTCGAGTTCGTTGTCTCTCACTGTGACCGGTGGAGAGACCACAGAGATACAAACTATTTAGAAGAGTGGAAAGAATATGAAAGAATATTTAGAGGTAAGTGGTCTGCAGAAGACCGCACTAGAGAATCTGAGCGCAGCCGTATTATCTCCCCAGCGACTCAGCAGGCTGTGGAAACAAGACACGCAGAAATATGCGAAGCAGTATTCGGAAATGGTGAATGGTTTGACATCGCTGATGATGTTGCCGATCAACAGCTTATCGATGTGGAAATCCTTAAACTCCAGCTCAAAGAAGACCTAGAGAAAGAAAACATTAGAAAGGCTATCACTCAGGTTGAGTTAATAGCTGAGATTTATGGTACTGGTATTGGTGAACTGACAGTCTCTAAGAAGATGGAGATGTTTCCGCAGACAATGCCAATGGAAGACGGTACTGCCGCCTACGGAGTGATGGAGAAGGAATATACCTGCGTCAAGCTAAATCCCATCAATCCAAAGAACTTCCTCATTGATCCTAACGCCACAACCGTGGATGAGGCAATGGGAGTTGCTATTGAGTCCTATGTATCGATTCACCAGATTGTCTCTGGTATTGAGAAAGGTATCTATCGTAAGGTAGACATCCAGCCCCATGGACAAGACGACGATCTTGAGCCAACACAGGAAACCACACAATTTAGAGACGACAAAGTACTTCTTATGAAGTATTACGGTTTAGTCCCTCGTGAATACATTGAACAATTGGAAAACAAAGAAGGTGAAGAAGTTGTTGACTTATTTCCGGAAGATAGCACTGCGGATAAATATAGTGACCTCGTCGAAGCCATCGTTGTTGTTGCTAATGGCTCACTGCTCCTTAAAGCGGAGAAAACGCCTTACATGATGAAGGATCGTCCTGTTGTAGCATATCAGGATGATACAGTACCAAATCGCTTCTGGGGTCGTGGCACAGTCGAGAAGGCTTACAATATGCAAAAAGGTATTGACGCTCAGTTGCGTTCACACCTTGACAGCCTAGCCCTCACCACATCGCCAATGATTGCAATGGATGCTACACGATTACCTCGTGGCGCTAAGTTTGAAGTCAAGCCCGGCAAAGCAATCCTAACAAATGGTAATCCAGCAGAGATTCTATTCCCATTCAAGTTCGGTACTACTGATCCCGGCAACTTAGCGATTAGCCAGAACTTTGAGAGAATGCTTCTTCAGGCTACTGGCACAACCGATGCTTCTGGACAACCAACAGCGTTTACTCGTGATGGTGCAGCTCAGATGTCAATGTCAGTTGCTGGTATCGTTAAGAAGTACAAGCGTACACTTACGAACTTCCAAGAGGACTTCTTAGTTCCCTTGATTCGTAAAGCTGCTTATCGCTTTATGCAGTTTGACCCCGAGCGTTATCCTGCTTCCGATTACAAGTTTATCCCAATGGCTACATTAGGCATCATTGCTAGGGAATATGAGCAACAGCAGCTTATCGCATTGCTTCAAACCCTCGGTCCTGACACTCCAGTACTGCCAATGATCCTCAAAGGTATCATTAGCTCCTCTAGCCTACCAAATCGTGCTGAGATGATCCAGCAACTAGAGCAGATGATGCAGCCTAACCCAGAGCAACAACAGCTCCAACAGGCTCAAACACAGCTCCAAACCGCTGCAGCACAGGCTGAAATCGCTAAGATTCAGTCAGAAGCGACTAGAAACAACGCTGCGGCTCAGAAAGATGTGGTTTCTGCTCAGTTAATGCCACAAGAGACCCAAGCACGAGTTATTAGTGGTTTAAGTCAGAACATTCGTGGTCAAGACACCAACGGAGAGTTCGCTCAACGAGCCAAGATTGCTGAATTAGCACTAAAAGAAGAAGATATTAAAA